ATGTTGTAGTACGAAAGTACCAATGGAGGAGCACATACCGCTACCAAGTCAGTATGAGAGCCCTAAGGCTTTGCCGCCTAGGGTGCCGAGCTCGCGATGGCTTAGGTCGTTGCGCCCACGGCTAGCCAACTCTTGTCTCGCGCTAAAGATCCGTGCGCACGAGAGTTTGGTGAAGATACGCTTGTGTAAGCCATATGATGCCCAGTCCCGGTCGAAAATTATAGAGAAAGTGATCGAACGCAGGGAAACGAGGAAAACGTTGGCACATCAATTAAAGGATTTAAAATTAGTACCAGTAGCACGAGACCACACTCACGGACGTGCGGCGAAGTTTCGTACTTCGGCGAACATCTGGATGAATGAGGCCATGCGAGCTGCTGGATACGAGCCTTATAATGTGTCAATGAGCAACCACGACATAGAGAGAGGAAACCGGTATTTTTACTTCGCAAAGGATCTCACCATACCCTACAGGAATGATCCGGTGTCGGATAATACAGGTTTCGTCTTTTGTGACGTGGATTACTATGCAGATATGGAAAAATGGATGCAGCACTTTAAACCAATGTTGTTGTATACATTAGTACCAGAATCGCTCTCGTATCACTGCGATGACCACTCCTTCCACGTGAATGATGATAGGGTTTTCTTTGACGTGCGAGGCGGCGCCAGCTATAGTCATCAGCTATGGGATTACACTGGCGACACTATCTGTGTGAGGGGGAAGAACAAGGAACTCTTGGTCTTCACCATCGAACAGAAGTGTATCCAGGGTGACCCACATCGCCGAATAATTTTCCTTGAACCAGCAGCCAGAGTTGCTTGGCCCTTTTATAAACCGATGAAAGTTGAGGTAGGGCTGAAGCGCAAATGTATGACTGCAGGTCAAGTCAACGTGTTGTATGAGCCAATAGATGATAAAATATCTTTGTCAGCTAGTGGCTCACGCCACACTGTAGAGACCACGGGACGGACGCTGGCAGCAATAACTGCACGAATGAAGAATAAGACGTCACCACCTATGGTCGCCGATGTAGAGCGCATTTTGCGTGATGCAGGTGACAAGGAGGCGTGTGTAAACGCGCCAATACTCTTTGAGTTGATACCAGAGGCAAAATTCCGGGTGAATGTAGTCAAGACGACTGCCACACCAACCCACTTTCAACCCCTTGGACCGTTGAGGACCGAGGATGGTGAGACTTGTGGGCATGCTGTGACAACGACCTTGGCAACAGCCCCGGCCCTTTTGCCGATGAGGGGTGTTAATTCAGATGTGGCGACTGTGAATGGCCGGGTGAAGAAGCCGGCAAACACGGTCATCCCATTCAAGGAGTATAAGGAATACGCATCTGAATTCGTGGAGTTTTTGGTGCCAGAACCAGGCGTCGGCCATCCATGGGATACGGCAGCAGTGCGTGAAGTGCAGGACAACCGCCAACAGAAAGCACGCATCAATATGGTAGCCGCCACCGTTTCTACTCACTCATCCAACCGGTTAAAGGCCTTTATAAAGGCTGAAGCATACGCCGCGACGAACGATCCGCGTAACATCACCACTATGGCACCTGAGCTTACACTCATGATGTCATGTTTCACGTATGCATTCAAGGAGAAGATCTTGTACGAGCAGCCGTGGTACGGCCCAGGTAAGACCCCAAAGCAAGTAGGACGCAGGCTTCAGAGTATCGCCAAACACGGTACACTGGAGAGTGACTACTCACGCTTTGATGGCTCAATCAGCGAATGGCTCCAGAAAAACGTGGTCAAAGCCGCATACATGCGGTTCTTCAAAGAGCACCAACGAACGGAGTTCCAGAGCTGGTTTAGCAAAGTCTTCATGCAGATGGGCACCACGACTGCTGGTGTGAGGTACGAAGCCGGTTGGGGCACCAGGAGTGGTAGCCCGATAACTACTGATGGCAACACTATGCTCAATGCGTTTGTGGTATACTGTTGCTACCGGAAGTTGTGCCACACTCCCGCCGAGGCTTGGAGGAAGCTCAGCCAAGGTGCCCTCCTGACTGGCGATGATGCTGTTCTTGCCCATGAAAATGGGTTGGAACCGGCGTTGCTGGACGTAGTCAAGAACCTGGGCCTTAAAGTCGAAGCCAAAGTGAATGGTCCTGATGACCCTGTATCCTTTTGCGGACGTATTTATCCACGTCTTAGTGATTGCATAACGAGTTTTCAGGATCCTTTGCGTACAATTCCGAAGTTACACCTCACAACCAATAAGGGTGTATCTCCGGAACAAGCAGCGGCTAATAGGGCCCACGGGTACTTGGCGACGGACAAGGCGACTCCGATCATCGGCACTTGGGCCAGACGTGTGATAGAACTGACGGGTGACCTCAAGGTGAAGGGGGCCACCCGCGAGGAGCAGTACAAGTTGTCAAATGCTCACCAACAACTTGATCCATCGTTAATCGAAACTGCTATGGCTAACATTCTAGGAATAGATGTGGGAGAGCTCAAGGCTTTGGATAAAGCTGTCAGTGAAGCTAAGGCCCTGGACCAGATGCCGGTCGTCCTCGGCAACTGCTACAAACATAAGATTGAAGCAGTAGTCGGTGGCGAGGTAGTCGGACCTGGGCCTCGTGTTGAGACAGTGGAACCTAACCATGAGCAATCGAGCGGAACTCCTGAAGTCGTACCAGAAATGGCAGGACACAGCGAGCGACGCGATAAATCGTCTAATCCTAGACCAGGTGGAAAAGCGGAAGGCTTATCGTCGAAAGCTGGAAAACCTCGGGTGCCAACTCGACCCGCTGCAGACCGAAAGGCTGCGGCAGGCAGTGGCAACCGTCGTGGACCTACTAACGGCCGACGACCCATCCGTGATCGAGCACCCAGAGGAGGAGGAAGGCCTAACCCTGGCACAACCCCACCTGTGAGTAACTCTGAAACCACCACGACTACTGCCGTAGTCCATGCATCCGCGTAAGCGGTGCACGTGAGCAAGGTACAACCCGCCGTACCAACATCCTTTGGGTAAATCCCAACGCACGGCC